TAACTGGATGTCCATAGTGCGATCAGCAAGTGACTGACCAAAGAACTTGTGAGGAATAGGAATAGGGCAGATAGCATGGAATGGCGTTACATCTGTCTCTTCGTCGCTAAGAATCTCACTGCCGCAATAGACAATACGACGCAACTCTGCAATGCCATCATCATTAACGTCTAGGTAGATATAGCACTCGTACACCTCAAGACGCTGCATTGACGGGTCAAGGCTCTCATCATCCGGTTGTTCACCCTGGTCGAATCGAGCAATGCGCTCAGGAGAGAACTCTAAGTCATCGTAAGTAGGCAGGTTATCGATGATATCTTTATCGTAACCCATCTCAATAAGCTCAGACCGTGGCACTAGACGACGATGTGCTGTGAATGGACTATCTGCAATAGTCTTGGCGTTCTTGCTAATTAGGAATTCTTCAGGCGGTACATTCTCAATAACGACCTGGCCTTTGTTCTTGACCTTCTTGATCGTCACATTGTGCAGCATGATAGGCATGCCAGACATGTCAACGACCTCAGACTTCTGCTTGACGATCTCTAATGATTCGTCTGATAGCAATAAAGCAAGCTCGTCATCCGTAAGGTTCTTGTAAGACTCCTTAGTGACATCTTCTTTAGCGTCCCAATAAGCCTTAACAACGCCGGTCTTTTGCAGTAGCGCGTCTTTAAACCAATTGTGTAGGATCAGGAAGCCAGGATTGTCCCGATAGAATACCCAGTTACAGTACTGAGTTGCCTGTTTGGCAGCTTCTTCATCACCAGCAGATTGTGGCTCAAATAAGACAATATCTTCTGTCGTGGTGAATACACGGATTAGCTGTGGCAATGCTCCATCGACAGCTTCGGCTACCTCACCTGTAACGATCTGGCTGCGACCTTCTTGCTCATTGCCATACGGGTCACGCAGGTAGTATTCAAGCGCCTTTTGACGCTGGTCTGTAGTCTCAGAGTCAATAAAGCCAATGGAGTTATCAATCTCTGCCTCAACAATTGCTTTAATTTCTTCTGACTGCATAAGCTACCCCTAGAATTTTTCCAATTATACAACCCATTGCACGTTATTTGGCAACTTTGACGACCACGAATCAGTACCTTCGTCAAGCGAAATCGCTAGATATCTGAAGCTATCTGAGTAGTGTGATGCCCAATCATGCAAGGGTTTCTCATAGAATACATTGCGTTTCTCGTCATGCTCACGCCTGTAGTTGCGTAAAGCATCAAGGCCAGGCTTAGTCTTTGGGTCAAACCAGCATCTAGGAAGCAAGCGTCTAACAGCCTGAATACCGTCAGCTACCGACAACCGCGGCGCAACAGTGATATTCAGTCCTGCCTCCATGAGTACTTCTTTGCGAGACCTTCCCGTTCCAAGTTCCCTAACTTCAACATCATGCGGTAAGAACTGCTCCCACCTCGCATAGTCATTGTCTTGCAGCCAGCGTACATACCAGTCCAGACCTTGTCCGTGGTTTTCGACGCAGTCAATAAGCCGCACTTCTTTGCCAACCAGTTGAGCCACCCACAAACAAGTAGAATCGCCCATACCCAAGTCCCAAGCAACAAAAGACCGGCAAAGATCATCGCGCTCAATACGGGTGACATGGCCTTTTTCCTCGATAGTATTGATGATCTGACCATAGTAGCTACCCTCTACCGCAGCGTTAAATGAACACTCAAATTCTTGGTTATACTTGTCGTCGCCCATCTCTTTGCGGGCAGAATCAAGCTCAGACTCAGGCAGAATCTTGGTCTCGCTGGCCTTAAACTCTAGCAGCTTCCAATCGTCAGCACTGTCAGCCCTATCTCTTAAGTCAGCAAAGTGGTTTCGCCCCTTAGGAGTACCAACGAACATACACCAACCAAGGCGATCAGACAGAGCTGGCCGGATAATTTCATTCCAAATCTTCGGGTCTTGATCTCCGATCTCATCCAATATAACGCCATCGAAGTATTGACCACGGAGACTATCAGGATTGTCGCTACCATAAAGACTAATGCGGCGTCCCCAGAAGTCAGCCCTGAGTTCAGAAATGTTGTGAGTTGCATTTAGTGGCCTTGTGAATTTGGTTAAGTAATCCCATGCCACCCTCTTAGCCTGGCCGTAAGTAGGCGCAATGTAAGCGAACCTCGGTTCATCCTTGTCGCACTCTACGGCAGACTTAATCAAGTGGTTAATGGCCGCTACAGTCTTACCCATGCGACGATGAGCTACAACTACAGCGAATCTAGTGCCGTCCATTGCCTCATGCATCTGTAGCTGAGGCTCCCTAGGCTGATACGGAATTACTATTTCTGCCATGTGACCACGTGCTGTTGCGCTCCACCATCTGCGCCTGTTACCTCTGTCCTAGCCAACTTAGGTATATGGTACTCACTGAGCTTGTTCATCAAGTCTAGTGCCTTATACGGATCTTCTTGCGCTACTTCATTGAGCCAACGATCCATGTTCGGAGCATTGCGCTCTAGTAGATTAGCAATGGCTTCCCTAACTATCTGCGTACTCTTGTTAGGTACTCCCTTAGTCCTACCCTTACCCATGTTAGTAAGATTAGCTATTCGTGCATCTTCCTGCACTTTGGTGATTTCTGTTTCCATTTTTGCATTACCTTTCAGGTGTCATGCTGTTGCATATTTATCGTTGCGATTTTGGTATGAATGGTTGAGGATCATATCCAAACTCATAGATAGAATCACCATTAGTATAAATATCTCTAGCTTTTACTGTTTTTTTGATAATTTTATAATTTCCACCTAATGCACTTTCTCCATGTTCTTTTGCATATTGTCTATCTGTTGTAATCCAATCTCCGGCATTTAAAGATTTTCCTTTTTCTATGTCTTTTGGAACCGCTCTATAAATAGTTACTGGCCTATCAGGATGACCTTTAAAAGATTGTATTTGTGAAACTATACGCGAATCTCTTGCTAAATCCTCACCATGACCATAGTACCTAGCACCTTGTGAACTATAAAAGTCATCTGGATATATACCAGTTAAATCCCATAAAGGTTTTCCGCTATCTTTCATAGGAGCAGTATGTTGCCCTTTATAATCTTGTATTTCTGTGGTTACTTTAGCAACTTCAGGGGCATCTCTTAAAGAAACAAATTCTTGATTTGCTTTTTCTTTTGCATTTAAATATTTTTGTTTATTTATAGCATTAGGATTAGCCCTTAATTCCAACATTGCTTCATTTGCCAATGCTTGTAAATTTACTGGTTTAGATACATTCTGATTAAGTGATGGCTGCTCAATCATAGGAGCATTAAGTAATCCTGTAGGCTTTATGCTTCCTTGGAACTGGCTAAGATTTATTACTTTTTGATAATATGGCGTCTGCGTATAGTCACCGCCAGCAGCTTGAGCCTGTGCAAACTGGGCTTCTTCTTCCTTAGTAGGGAAGTATCTAGTTGTAGCCTCTTGTGCGAATTGCTGTGGATTACTAGCCAGCAGACCAAAACCACGCTTAGTTGTCTGATATTGCTGCTTTGCTGCCTCAATAACGCTATCTAGTAATCCCATAACAATCCTTAGTAATACGTATCGTACACATCCGGCCTATTCTGCCGTATCCATGCCCTACTATCCTCATGACATTTAGCGAAGTCATCGCCTACTGTCTGGCTTCCTGCGTGATGCACATAACCTCTACTCACCCAATGCGTGAAGCCAGCCTTAGTCATGTCATCGCAGATAATGTTATCAGAATACCAGTTTACGCTTGGAAACTTAGCTGCTTTCCATGCTTTTTTTGATACCGACGCAAAGATAGGCGCAATAGTCTGTGCCTTCTTTATAAATCCCTCGCTTCGATAGCGTAAACCTACAAAGTCATCATCGACGATAGGATAACGTATATTCTGCTCAGGCAATACAAAGTCTGACCTAGTACCCAAGAAGCCAACCTTATACCCTGCGTTCTTTAGCAAATCCCAATCTACTGCCATTTTAGTAATAGTGCTAGGTGTAGGTACTACATCATCATTAGCCAAGATTACAGAATCATATCCTTGAGCAAACGCATAGTCTGTAGCTACATTATAGGCATCACCAAAGTTAGACTCCATGTTCGGAATTATCTTTATGTGCTTGCCGAAACATTTAGGCGTATTGCAGCTTATGTACACTGGTATATGAGGTGCATAGACCTCTAAAGCAGTTACCAGTACCGTTAAGCCAACATTCCCTGTACTGCATATCACGATTGCTTGCATAAGCCCCAGAAGTAAAGATCAGCAGGTGAGTCATTAGTCGAGAATTCGTATTGCTCAAACTTGCTTAAATCGCACTTATCTCTAAAGTCTTGCTCTGTTAAGTTAAGATAATAATCGCCAAGAAAAGGATTGTCAGCCCTGCTAGTCCTGCTGGTTCCATGCTCAGGCCTCCCAGTAGTAGCGCAACTAAAAAATACTAATCCGTTAGCCATTCTGACCATATTCTCAAAGGTTTTAACCCATTGTTCGTTATGCTCAAAACATTCACAGCTTGCCACTACATCGAAGTAGCTCTCAGGAAATACTAAATCCTCTCCCCTGGCTACAACGTCAACTCCACGACCCTCTCCAACATCAACGCCAATATAGCTAGTAGTATCAAAAAAGGTACGAATAGAGCCATTGATGTCAAGAGAGCCAATTTCTAATACCTTCTTGTCGGTAAAGTAATCAGGGAATCTAGCTTTTATACCTGCCACAAAATCTAGCTGGCTTTGATGACTCATTTTTTCTTAGCTTTGCTTGTAGCAGTACGCGAGCCACGTTTAGGCATAGCAACCATAATCGCTACAGTCATGCCTTTTTTACCATTTTTACCGGAATGCTCCATGCTTTCTTCTTTTTCTTCCCTCATGCAATTCTTACCGCCTTTGCACTCACCGCCCTTGCATTTACCGCAGCTTTTTAAACCTTTCATTTTTTCTTCCCTTTCTTGGCAATTTTTGCCTCTGATAATGCAATTGCGATAGCTTGCTTAGGATTCTTTACTACAGGGCCGCCATTTACAGAGTGCAAATTTCCACCCATAAAAACACTCA